AAGGTCAAGAATTAGACTTCTACAATCGCTCAATGACTACCGAGACTTTTGATGATGTTATCAAATTGTCCGAAGAGATTTATGAGTACTGTCAAAAAGAATTAGAAGATAAGCAGTCTGATGAAGAAAATGATATGTCTGCTTACACTATCGCTATGCCTTCAGAAGATGGTGACCAGTCTGATGAACAGACTGAAGGTTCACAAGAAGGTGACAGTGTAGAAATTCCAGTGTCTGGTTCTCAAAAAGGTGAGGGTGAAGAAGAACAAACTGCTTCCCCTCCTGCTGAGAATGCAGAAGAAGAGACTGAAGAAGAAGGTTCGAAGTCTGAACTTCCTGATGGTCCTAAAGATAACATGGATGGTAAAGCAGTAGAAACTGATGGTATCGCTCCTGGTGCCAAGTCAATTACTGACCGTGCTACACAAGAAAACACAAAGCAGTTTGTTGATACTAGTGAAGCACCGCTCTACATCAAAGTTCCTAAGAAAGTGAACATCGATAAGTTCATTGTTCCTTTCGACACTATCTGGGAAGACTGCACAAAGTACTGGTCTGCCGAAGAGGGTTCACGGGTTATGTCAATTCTTCAGAAGAACGGTAAAGATTTCAAAAAGAAAAACGAAAAAGTCATTAACTATCTGCACAAAGAATTCGAAATGAAGAAAGCGGCAGACCAGTACGCAAGGGCGACTACTTCAAAGACTGGCATTATCAATCCAGATATGCTATTCTCTTACAAGTATAATGAAGATATTTTCCAGAAGCGGAATGTTCTTCCTAACGGTAAGAACCACGGCATCGTGTTCTACCTTGACTGGTCTGGTTCAATGTCTGACAACCTGCGTGGTACTGTTGAGCAGTTAATCAATCTCGCATTGTTCTGTAAGAAGTCTGGTATTCCTTTTGCCGCTTATGCATTCAGCAGTGAGTATGCAAAGCGAACTTTCGGCGACCTTCAAAATGATTATCAGTCAACCAATCTTGGTGAGATATCTCTCAAGGGTTGTATGTTGCTTGAACTGTTCAATGAGAAAATGAACACTCAAAAATTCAACAATGCTGTGGCGATGCTAGTTGCAATCTCCCAGATGTTTGACCGCCGTGGCGGAGACTTCACCTATTGGGGTCTTCCTCGCCAGTACTATCTTGGTGGTACTCCTCTTGATACCGCAATCGTTCTCGCAATGAAAATGATTCCAGAGTTTCAAAAGCGTAATGGAGTTCAGATTATCAACACCGTGTTCTTGACCGATGGTTCAAGTCATAGCGTTGATGGTTATTTCGCTCTTAATCAAAACGGAGCGATGTATGCTGATAGCAATATCCGTTGGGCGAAAAAGTTGTACATTCAGAATGGTCAAAAGACTGTTGAGATTGCGAATGGTGGTGAGTATCGCATCAATAGTTCTGATGTTACTAAAGGTCTTTATACCTTGATGAAGTCTTCAACTGGTGCAAACACCTGTGGGTTCTTCCTCGCCAGTACTAGGGATGTTCGTTATGTTTACGGACAGTACTTCTCAACCGCCTTCAAGACTTCTTACGAACAGTATGCGGCACAAGAAGATTGGAAGAAAATGTTCAACCGTGAGAAGTGTGCAGTGTCTTTTGCTTCTGGACTTGATGAATTGTATGTCATCAAAGGAGGCAAGGCGCTAGAGATAAATGATGAGGGTCTTGATGTGGAAGCAGGTGCTTCAAAAGGTAAACTGACCACCGCATTCAAGAAAATGACTAAGGGTAAACTTCAGAACCGTGTCATTTTGCAGAAATTCATTGAAAAGATTGCGGCATGATGCAAAAAAACAACATTATTGCCATAAATAATGAAAATAATGCTTGACATATCGTGCGAAATTCGGTAGAATGTATATGTAAGTTGATGAGAAAGGTGATTAAATTATGAAAAATCGTGATGAGTTCTTTGCCGCCGCTGGCGAGATGTTCCCAAAACAGACTGAGTTCAGTCGTGCTGAATTAGTTCAAGTTGCTAATTCGATTGGTATGAAATATGCACCGTCTTGGATTGTCAAGTCGGATGAGTTCAAACTTGGCAATGGTTTGTACTCACTCTATGCTGGCGCAGTTGCTCCAGTTGAAAACACTGTTGAGCAGAAGGCAGAGGTAATTGAGATGCCAGTCAAAAAGAAAATCGGTTTAGTAGATAGCACCGTAGCGAACCTGATACCTAGTGTGTATCCTAACTATGTTCCTTTCGGTCAGTTCTCCGATATTAAGAATATTGTGAAGTCACGGATGTTCTATCCTGTGTTCATCACTGGTCTGTCTGGTAACGGTAAGACTATGATGGTCGAACAGATTTGCGCTCAGTTGAAGCGAGAATTCTTCCGTGTTAATATCACTATCGAAACTGATGAAGATGACCTGCTTGGTGGTTATCGTCTTGTCGATGGTGAGACCGTCTTCTTTGATGGTCCAGTTATTCAAGCAATGAAGCAAGGTGGTGTTCTTCTCCTTGATGAGATTGACCTTGCATCAAATAAGATTATGTGTCTGCAACCAATCCTCGAAGGTAAAGGTATTCTACTGAAGAAAGTAAATCAGTATGTTGAACCTGCAGATGGTTTCCAGATTATCGCAACCGCAAACACTAAAGGTAAGGGTTCAGAAGATGGTCGCTTCATCGGCACTAACATTCTGAACGAAGCATTCCTTGAGCGTTTCCCAATCTGCGTTGAGCAAGATTATCCTGCAGTCGCTACCGAGCGTAAGATTGTAGAAAAAGAACTTGAGTCCGCAGGGAAACCTGATGCTGAGTTTGCTGATAATCTGACCAAGTGGGCAGACATTATCCGTAAGACTTTCATGGACGGAGGCATCGATGAGTTGATTGCAACTCGCCGTCTTGTCCACATTGTCAAAGCATATGCAGTCTTCAACGACCGCATGAAGGCGATACAGATGTGTATCAATCGCTTTGATGATGAAACCAAGTCTGCATTCATTGACCTTTACACAAAGGTTGATGCAGAAGTTGTCAATACTGATTTCGGTGAAAATGTAGTAGAACCGAAAGAAGACCTTGACAAAGTACCGTTCTAAGATTATACTTAGAACAATTGATAGAGACTGCATGGTGCAGTCTCAACCATATAACATATAGGAGTGATTATAATATGGCAAAAGCAAAAACTTCAGTAAAGGCGAAAATCCTTTCTGCTCTTTCAACTGGTGAATCCTTCACTACAAAGCAACTCGCTAAGAAGGCAAAGACTTCAACAGTCAATGTTTCAAAGCGTGTGCATGACCTGCGTTTTGAGGGTAACATGATTTATGCTAACCCAACAGGTAAGGGTAATGCAGTGTCGTATCGTATCGGCACACCATCTAAGGCAGTAGTTGCCGCTGGTCTTCAAGCACTAGCACAGTCTGCCTAAGTAGAGTGGAGAGTGGAGGGGTTTCTCATCTTACAGTCACCTTTCTCCCCCTCCACTCTCCTTCTTTTATACCATGAAAAGTGAGTGATAATGTCATATATAAAATACAAGTTCAACGAGAAAGAGTTGATTGAAGAATTTCAGAACTACATCGATAGTACCTATGCAGGTCACTATTCGAAAGATAAGTTTCAAGCGACCGAGTTCATCATCGATGGCGGTCACGGCACTGGTTTCTGTATTGGTAACGTACTAAAGTATGCACAACGATACGGTAAGAAGGGTACCGCTAGTGATGCCCGCAAAGACCTGTTGAAGGTTCTACACTATGCGCTAATACAACTTTATATACATGATGAGGATTTGTAATGAAAATCAGTAAACAGACATTTGAAGTATTGAAGAACTTCAGCGAAATCAATGAGAACCTGCTCATCAAACCAGGTAACACACTGCAGACAATTTCTGTAATGAAGAATGTTCTAGCAGAAGCACAAGTCGAAGAAACTTTTGATAAAGAGTTTGCTATCTATGACTTGAATTCTCTGCTGAGTGTTCTGTCACTTTATGAGAGTCCTGATGTAACTCTCGGTGATGACTTCTTGACTATATCACAAGGTAAGTCAAGTTCGAAGTTTTGGTATGCTGACCCAAGTCTTGTGGTCTCTCCAACCAAGTCAATCACGATGCCTAGTGCAGAAGTCAAAGTTCGTATCACACAATCGAACTACACCGACCTGCTCAAAGCATCTAACATCATGCAACTGAATGATATTGGTCTAGTATCAGACGGCGACACAATCAATCTAATCGCAACTGACAAGAAGAACCAAACATCAAATCAGTTCAATGTCGAAGTAGCAGAAGGTAACGGAACTAAGTTCTCTTTCTACTTCAAACGTGATAACCTGCGTATGATTCCAGGTGAGTATGATTTGACTGTTTCAAGTAAGAACATCTCACATTGGGTGAATGCTAACAAGAACCTGCAATATTGGGTTGCGTTGGAGACTGATAGCACATACGAAGGTTAACATAAGGATTATATGATGGATATTAAAAGTGATGAATTTCTGTGGGTTGAAAAATATCGTCCACAGACAGTTCAAGATGCTATTCTGCCAAAGCACCTTGAACGAACCTTTCTACAGTTTGTAGAGAGTGGAGAAATCCCTAACCTATTGTTGTGCGGCACTGCAGGTGTCGGTAAGACCACAGTCGCAAAAGCACTTTGCGAACAGATGGGTTATGATTGGATTATCCTAAATGGTTCAAGTGAAGGTGATATCGACACCTTACGAACAAAGATAACCAACTTTGCAAGCACCGTGTCCTTCGGTGGCGGAGGTAAGGTGGTCATATATGATGAGGCAGACTATCTGACCGCAGTGACGCAACCTGCTTTGCGTAACTTTATCGAAGAGTTCAGTAAGAATTGTCGGTTCATCTTCACTTGTAACTATAAGAACAAAATCATTCCAGCACTACACTCACGGTGTTCTGTGATTGAGTTCAACATTCCTAAAGATGAAAAACCTATACTGGCAGGAAACTTCTTCAAGCGTGTAACAGATATTCTTGCGCTAGAGAATGTTGAGTATACAAACAGCACCGTTGCTGGTATTGTATCGAAGTTCTTTCCTGACTTTAGACGCACACTCAACGAACTACAGAAAATTTCTATCGGTGGTCGTATCGATGCAGAAGCGGCGAACAACTCCGGAGATGTAGAGATTAAAGCAGTTGTTGATTACTGCAAAACTAAAGACTTTCAGAAGATGCGTAAATGGGTCGCTGACACTATTCACACATCTGATGCACAAGATATCTATCGTAAAGTTTATGACACTATGAGCGAGTACATGCAACCGCAGAGTATTCCTCTAGTCGTTCTAAAGATTGCAGACTATCAGTATAAGAATGTTCATGTTGCAGACCAAGAGGTCAACATGGTCGCATTCTTTACTGAGGTGATGGTTGATTGTGAGTTTAAGTAAATGCCGATACCGTATCTACACCATGAACTGTTTGAGTTAAATGATGGTCTACTAACGAAGAAGTATGAAATTGAAGGTGTTGGACCTATCGTAGTGATAGACCAGACTTATAAGTATCCAAGTGATATTGCGCTGATGCTTGACCAAGCATGGGTTCCTTCTTTTCATTACGGTACTGATAGTGCTAACTATAAAGATTACTTTGATTGTAGACACAACATTCAAGTCACTAAAACAGACCATCCTAAAGAAAATGAAATACAGATGCTAATCAGAGATATGGCGAAGAACTATCTTGGTTATGATTGTATTGATGAAGAACACGACTATCAGTTTAACTGTTTCTCTTGGATAAATCCTCCAGAGAGTAATGATATACAAATGATGCCTCACCGAGATAGTACTACATCATTGTTTATAGCGTCAGTTACATATTTGAATGATAATGAAAACCATGGAACAGCATTCTATAAATCATATGATAAAACAATTGATGAAGCATTAGATGTTCGTGCTAATATAGCAGAAGATGCTGAACTAGCAGAAGTCATTGCAGGAAAGAAAAATAGAACTATCATCTATCCAAGTTGGTACATTCATGGTGCGTATATGGAAGACCACAGTGAATGGACAGAGAACAATTGGAGATACAGTCAAGTATACTTCAACAGAGTGAAACCGGATATTAAATTATGACAACACCTTTTGATTATATTAAAGCAATCACTGCAACAAAAGAAAAAATGATTGTTGATGATTTGACAGAGAAAGAATACAATCCTTTTATTGTTAATCGTGGTTTGAGTATGGGCATCGATACTGTACTTCAAGCGAATGAGATGAACCAAAGACACCACCTTTCTAAAAAGTTACAATTTGACTTTTTACTAAATAGTATTAGTAAGCGAAAGCGATTTGATAAATGGCAGAAAGCAGATAAGAGTGAAGAATTAGAATATGTCCGAGCATACTACAACTACTCCTATCCTAAAGCAGTCGCCGCACTGTCAGTCCTTTCCGATAAGCAACTTGAACTTATAAAGAAAAAGATTACTAATAAAGGTGGAGTAAAATGAATGAATGGACAGTTGAAAATATGGTTGAGGTCAAACTATCTCAACCTGATGATTTTCTAAAAATTAGAGAAACGCTATCTCGGATAGGTATCGCTTCCAAAAAAGATAAAAAGTTGTATCAGTCTTGTCATATCTTGCATAAGCAAGGTAGGTACTTTATTGTACATTTCAAAGAACTGTTTGGACTAGATGGCAAGCAAACGAATTTTTCAGAAGAAGACCAGTTTCGTAGAAATACGATTGTGAAACTTCTGAATGATTGGGGACTTGTAACTGTAGTCAATGAAGCAAAGATTACACAGCAAGCACCCTTGTCTCAAATCAAAGTCATTGCTTTCAAAGAAAAGAATGAGTGGGTACTTGAGACTAAATATAATATCGGCAAGAAAAAAGAAATGCCGATGCAGTGACTTGAAATTATGATTTAAGTGACTATATATTATGTTGAGAACGCCGAACGGGTTCTCG